GGTCGATGCTGAGCCCCCCGGCGCGAGCAAGGGCTGGGAGATGCAAGTCGGCATGTCGCTGAAGTGCATCAGCGGCGAAGACGCCGGCATGGAGGCCCGCTTCACGGCCACCAGCGTTGGCGGCAAGCGCGCCGTGCAGGAGTTGGCTCTGGCCGTGGCCGACCAAGCCGACAAGGACCAAGCCAAGATCGTGCCCGTGGTGACACTGGGCAAGGACCACTACCAGCACAAGTCGTACGGGCGCATCTACACGCCTGTGTTCGACGTGCAGGAGTGGACGTCGATGGACGGCCCGTCTGCCGAGGCATCGGCTGACGAACCCGCAGGCGGTGCTGCACCGCAGCGTCGGCGTCGGGTGGCTGGCTAAGTAGGAGGGCGGGGCCGCAAGGCTCCGCCTTTTTCATCATGGCAGCGTACTACAACGAGTTCGACCCTTACGCCGCGCAGTGGCTGCGCAACTTGGTTGCGGCGGGGCACATTGCGCCGGGAGAGGTTGATGAGCGGTCTATTTGCGACGTGGATTCTGCGGACATCGCAGACTTCACGCAGTGTCATTTCTTCGCCGGTATCGGCGTCTGGAGCCACGCCTTGCGGCTTGCCGGATGGCCAGACGACCGACCCGTCTGGACCGGCTCTTGCCCCTGCCAGCCTTTCAGCGCCGCAGGCAAGCGAGGCGGCTTTGACGACGAACGCCACCTTTGGCCTGAGTTGTTCCGTCTTGTCCGCGAGCGCCGCCCTGCAGTCGTTTTTGGCGAGCAGGTTGCAAGCAAGGATGGCCTTGAGTGGCTCGACACTGTACAAGCTGACTTGGAAGGAGCGGGCTACGCCAGTGCAGCGGCAGATTTGTGCGCGGCGGGCGTCGGCGCTCCGCACATCCGACAGCGGCTGTACTGGGTGGCTGACGCCTGCGACCAGCGACACGAACGGGATACGGGAACTGGACGGGAAGCGCAGCGGGGGTTTGAATACGGAAGTGACTCTGGCCGGATGGCCAACAACAACAACAAGGGATTGGAAGGACGGCGGCAACCCGGATGTGAACGTGGAGCTGAACGCGCTGCTGGGTCGGGTGGTCTGGATGGCGGGATGGAGGACGCCAACATGCCAATCACCGAACAGCCTGCGGGGCGAGGGGCAAGACCCGGCGAAACGCCTAGCGCAGGGGCACACGGTGAACCTAACGGACGAGGTGAACTGGCTGAAAGACAACCCGCAGCCCGCCCGACTCACGGCTACTGGCGAGATGCTGATTGGCTCCACTGCCGCGATGGAAAGTGGCGGCCAGTTGAACCCGGCACATTCCCGCTGGCTCATGGGGCTCCCGCCCGAGTGGGACGCCTGCGCGCCTACGGTAACGCCATCGTCCCGCAAGTCGCGCAAGCCTTCGTAGAGGCGTTCATGGAGTGCCGCCCATGATCTGGCTCGATTTTGAGACGCGCAGCGAGTGTGACTTGACCACTCGCGGCGCTTACAACTATGCGCGTGACGCATCCACACAAGTCCTGTGCATGGCGTATGCACATGATGACGAGGACGTTCAAATTTGGGTGCCGGGCCAAGAATTTCCAAAAACCGTGGCCGATGCCGTCGCAAAAGGCGACACCATCTACGCTCACAACGCCGCCTTCGAGCGTCTGATCTGGGCCTACGTTCTGGGGCCTGACCACGGCGCGCCGGTGCCGGCGCTGGAGCAGTTCTACTGCACCGCCACGCAGGCCCGTGCTAACTGCGCGCCCGGCTCACTGGAAGATGTGGGCCGTTTCGCGGGCGCTGACATGCGTAAAGACCACAAAGGCAGCACGTTGGTGCGCAAGTGCTGCTGCCCCCCGTTTAAGCACAGTTCACAGGACTTAATCGACCTGTTTGAGTACTGCGCTCAGGACGTCCGCGCGATGCGAGCCATCAGCAAGGCCATGCGGCCCCTGTCGGACGATGAGCTACTTGACTACCACGTCAACGAGCGGCTGAACGACCGTGGGGTGCTGGTAGACGTGGCGCTGGCCCAAGCCGCGCAGGTCTACGCCGCCGCCGAACTGGCCGAGATCCAGCACCGCGTCGTGGAGATCACGGGCGGCGCGGTCAGCAGCGTGCGCAGCCCCAAGATGCGGCAGTGGGTGCTGGAGCGCCTTGGCCCCGAGGCCCGTAAGCTGTGCGTCGTTCACAAGGACGGCGAGGCCAAGGATTCGATTGACAAGGCCGTTCGCGCCTCGCTGCTGACCATTGAAGACCCCGAGCAGGTGCCTCCTGACGTCATGGAGGTCATCCAAGCCGCCGACGACCTGTGGGCGTCGTCTGCGGCCAAGTTCGGGCGCATGGCCGCGCTGGCGGACGAGGACGACCACCGCGTGCGTGGCGCGTTCGTGTTCGCTGGCGGCAGCGCCACGGGCCGGGCCAGCAGCTACGGTCTGCAGGCCCACAACTTCCCCCGCGCCTGCGCCGACGAGCCCGCTGCGGTGCGTCAGGCGATGGTCAGGGGCCACGCGCTGGTGCCGACCTACGGCAAGCGCGTCACGGACGTTTTGAAGGGTATGCTACGTCCGGCGCTGGTCCCTGCGCAGGGCTCGGTATTTGTCGTCGCGGACTGGTCGGCCATCGAGGGCCGCGTCCACCCGTGGCTGTCGAACTGCGCCGCAGGCGAGGCCAAGCTGGACGTGTTCCGCAGCCGGCTGGACCCCTACAAGGTCAACGCCGCCGCTACGTTCGGCGTCCAGTATGAGGACGTCACTAAGGATCAGCGCCAGGTCGGCAAGGTGCAGGAGTTGGCGCTGGGCTTCCTCGGTGGCCCCGGTGCCTTCGAAACCTTCGGGCGCGTGTACGGCGTGCGGCTGACCGACGCCGAGGTGGCGAGGGCTGTCAACGGCTGGCGCAGGGCAAACCCGTGGGCGATGCATCACGGCCAGACGCTGGAGGCGGCGTACATGCGCGCCATGCGCCACAAGGGGCGGGAGTTCAGCGCCGGGCGGGTAACTTACCTGTTCGACGGCACGCACCTCTGGTACGCTCTGCCCTCCGGGCGTGTGCTGTGCTACCCCTTCGCCCGGCTGGAGGAGGACGGCATCACCTATGCGAAGGCGTCGTGGAAGCCCGCAGCGGATGCGAAGGAATGGCCCCGTGCTCGCCTATGGCGTGGGCTTGCGTGTGAGAACATTACGCAGGCCACGGCCAACGACATACTCCGTCACTCAATGCGCCGTTTGGACATTGAAAAATACGAAACGGTACTGACAGTTCATGACGAAATTGTCATAGAATGCCCTATCGATTCTGTTGAATCGGCCCAGCGTCGGCTAGAAGAAATCATGGTTGACGCGCCGGCTTGGGCGAGCAATTTGCCCCTTGCGGTGGAGAGCCAAATCATGGAGAGATATGGCAAATGAAATGGGTTGACGTACCGGGATGGGAGGGGCTGTATGAAGTCAGCGACGTCGGGCTCATTCGCTCCAAGGACAGGCTTGTGCCCGCAAGAGGCGGCGCGGTGGCGCTGCGTAAAGGGCGCGCGTTGCGGTTGGTCGAGAAAAACAACGGCTATCTGTGCGTGACGCTAGCTGACGGTTTGCGACGTCCTCAGTTGAGTGTCCACAAAATTGTTGCAAGGGCTTTCATAGGTGAGTGCCCACTAGGCTTGCACGTTCTCCACAACGACGGCAACAAACGCAACAACACGGTTGCAAATCTCCGATATGGAACGCCGGCTGAGAATATCGCAGATACCGAACGCCACGGACGCCGGCCTAAAGGCGAAACGCACCACATGGCGACGCTGACCGACGACTCTGTGCGCGCTATCCGCAAAAGCGGCGAATCTTGCCGCCAACTGGCCGCGATGTTTGGCGTTTCACCTGCGCACATATCTCACGTTAGGCGCGGGAAAGCTTGGCGGCATCTGTAAACAACAACGCCCGGCAGCGTGGGGCTGGCCGGGCGTCTTTTTTGAAGGAGAGCAACTTGACGTTTGAATCATACCTTGAATCACTGGCCGCTGAGGGCGAGACGCTGCTGTACGTTTTACAGAAGCCACTCCAGCCTGTCAGCTACCACGCCAACGGGGCGCTGAAGGCCACCTGGCCGGCGTTTGTGCCTGGCAAGCAGCGCAGGGCGGGGGCTTGGTACGCCAACACCGCCGCCTTCATCAATGACCGCATGGCCGAGCGCGTGTCAGCGGCTGCGGCCAATTGCGAGTTCGTGCTGGTGATGGTGCTGGACGACATCGGCACCAAGAGCAAGACGCCGCCGCTTGAGCCGACGTGGAAGATGGAGACCAGCCCCGGAAACTTCCAGTGGGGTTACGCTTTCGAGTTCGACCACCAGCCGCGCAAGGGCGAGTTCGCCGCCGCGATCCGCGCCATCGCCGATGCGGGCTTCACCGATCCCGGTGCCTGCAACCCTGTCAGAAATTTCCGAGTGCCGGGCTCCATTAATCTGAAGCAGGGCCGGGAGGAGTTCGCTGCGGTGCTGGTGGAGTTCCACCCTGAGCGCCAGTTCACGCTCGCCGGCATCTGCGCCGCGTTGGGCGTCGTGCCCGGCCCGGCTGAGAGCGACGGCCCCCGTCCGCTGCGGGTGCAGGATGACGGTAGCGATGACGTCTTCGCCTGGCTGAACGAGCAGGGGATGGTGTATTCGCGCCCCAACGGCGAGGGCTGGGCGGGCGTCCTGTGCCCTAACGCTGATGAGCATACCGACGGGTCGCCCGAGGGCCGCTACATGCCCGCCAACCGGGCGTTCTGCTGCCTCCACGGCCATTGCACCGAGTGGGACAGTGAGCGCTTCCTCACTTGGGTCGCCTCGCGCGGCGGCCCGTCGCAGTCGGTTGGCCTGCGAGAGGAACTGGTCAGCGCGCGCCTGGCCGGTTCACTGCCCACGCCCACGCCCGCGCAGTCAGCGGACGCGCATGCAATCATCGCCGAGGTGGAGCGCCGCGAGGCCGGGCGGGTGGAGCAGTCGGGCTGGTACGAGCGTTTCGCGTACCTGCACACTGATGACGGGTACTTTGACCTGCAGGAGCGCCGCCAGTACTCGCGCTCCAACTTCAACGCGGTGTTTCGCCACATTGCGTGCTATTCGATCCACGGCAGCAAGCCCCGCAAGGTGGAGGCGTCCATCTCGTTTGACGAGAACCGCCAAGCGATGAAAGCCCGCACGGTGCTGGGCGTCACCTACGCCGCTGGCGAGGGTGTGCTTGTGGCCCGTGCTGGTGACGTGCATGCGAACCTCTGGCGTGATGCTCGGCCTCCAGCCGTACATGCGGGCGCCGCTGGCAGGGACGTCGGCGTCTGGCTGCGCCACGTCGAGCGCATGGTGCCGGACCCGACCGAGCGTGAGCATCTGCTCAATTGGATGGCGCACAAAGTGCAGTTTCCCCGGATCAAGATCAACCACGGCGTGCTGCACGGAGGGACGCCTGGCAGCGGGAAAGACACCCTATGGGAACCGTTCCTGTACGCCATCGGCGGGGCCACGCGGGAAAATGTCGCTTTGGTCAGGAATGAGGAGTTGTCGTCAACATGGGGCTACTCGCTGATGTGCGAGGTTCTGGTGGTCAACGAGTTGCGCCAGACTGAGGCCGCCGACCGCCGGGCGCTGGAGAACCGTCTCAAGCCGCTGCTGGCCGCCCCGCCTGAGCTTCTGTCGGTCAACCGCAAGGGCCTGCACCCGTTCGACCTGCCGAACCGCCTGGCGGTCGTCGCGTTCTCGAATGAGCGCATGGCGATCACGCTGCCCAGTGATGACCGCCGGTGGTTTGTCCTGTGGTCATACGCGGGGCGCCTGGCCGAGGCTGACGCCAAGGTCATCTGGGACTGGTACGCGGCGGGCGGGCGTGACGCGGTGGCCGGCTGGCTGGCGTCGAAGGACGTCAGCGCCTGGAACCCCGCAGCGCCGCCGATGATGACCGAGGCGAAGGCGGCTATGGTCAGCGCGGGCCTGTCGCCCACCGAGGCGGCGGTGTGTCAGGCGATGCAGCAGCGCACGGGTGAGTTCTCACGCGGCGCGATCATGGGCCCGTGGCAGCCCCTTTGCGACCGTCTGGGGCTGATTGTCCCTGCGGGCATGCGGGTGTCGCCAATGACGCTGTTCCACGCCGCGCGTGAGGCTGGCTGGGTGGACATTGGCCGCGTGAAGACCGTGGAACACCCGACACGGGTTCACATCTTGGCCGCGCCTGACGTCATTGCGGCGCATGAGTCCCATTCCGACATCAGGCGCATGCTGGAGCGCCCGGCGGGCGGGGTAAGCCCGTTGGCCCGCGTGAAGTAGGGCGGGGGCAGAAAAAAAGCCCCGAGCCGGGAGGCTTGGGGCTTAACGGCGTAGGGGACGCCGACTCAGGGAGGGTGAGGCTCGATTATAGGTCTAGCAGGACCGCCAGCGCCAGCACGACGATGGCCGTTAGGATGGCCCAGATCATTCCAGCACCTCGACTTCTACCGTATCGGGCGCCCAGTGCCACGGCTTTCCGTTCAGCGGCTGAAACAGGGTCATGTGGTCCAGGTGCGCGCCGTAGGTGTTGATTTCACCCGTGCGGCTGCGGGTGTTTAGCGCGTAATACTGCCGCACGTAGTCGGCAGTGCTCATGGCCTGCGACGGGTATCGGCGTTTGTCGGCTTTCCCCTTAGGGGCGCGCTTGAGGGGCTTCACGGCCTGCAGTGCAGCCCATGACGCGGGGGTTGTCACTGTATAGGTGCTCAGGGTGCCATCGGGCCTGCGGATTGTGGCGGTGCTCATGCGTCGCCCCCATCAATATTGCGCGCGATGCAATAGGACTCCACTGCGTCTGCTGGCGTGACCCCGGCGTGGAAATAGTAGAGGGCCGATGGCCATTCGACGCGGCCCGATAACGCCGGCTTGCGCGTGACCAACAGATCATTAAATTGCGCAAGCCATTCGGCTTGGCGCGCGGCTTTGGTCATTCCATAGTGTCTTTTCATGATGTTGTCCTTTCAAAACGGTGCATCGGGCAGGGTTGACGTGTCGGGCGGCAGTGGCCGGTTCCGCGCTGTCGCCGGCTTAGGCTCCGGGGCGTGTCCAGGCCCCGGCAGGGTGACGGGGAATGGCCACGGGCGGGGGCGTGGTGTCGCGCGGTGCATGGGGTTACTGGCGCTCATGGTGCGACGGGTTCCGGGTACATCATGCGAGCGTGTGCCAGGCGCGCATTCCACGCATCAGGGCCGCCTACCCGGTACATGAGTTGCGCGATAGTGTCGCGGGCGCGTGTAGTGGCTTCGCGTACGCCTAGCCCCTTTGACGATACCGGCACACCCTTGTATGTGGCGTACACGCGCGCGATACCTCCGCCGCTGATGGGGTCCGAGATAAGCCATTGTCCGGCGGACTGGTGCAGCGCTAGCGTATGCGTTTCGTCGCCTACGGTAACCTTCAAGGGCCGGTATTCGATCGGCAGGGTACGCGCGCCCGTAGCGCGATCGAGCATGAGAAACGTCTTCATGGTGGTTTTCCTTTCAAGTATTGCAACAGCCGCAGCACGGGGCATCCTCACAACGCCCGCGACGGTTCCGGTAGTATTCGCGCCCGGTTGACGTCCGCCAGATGTCAGAGACACCGCGCGCGATCGATTGGCGGAGATACCGGCCCGCGTGTGCAGCCGCTTCGGGGTCAGACTCCGCTAGTTCGGGGTCAATTGAGCGCTATAGTTCTATGTCCGGGTCAATAT